TAAAGGCAGCCGTGAATTTTACAGTTAACGAATTAGTATCTATGTATTCCACCTCTCCTATTACTTCTTCCTCTGCACTGTCTACAATGCTAACAGATGGATACTTTCCGAGGTTATGTGTTACGGTCCACTCTAAAGCCGGTAAGGTTTGTGTGTGGACGTGAGAAAACTTATAAGTGTCAGAGATCGATGTGCTGTCTCTGCGGTTGAGTGTAACGGTTCTTTCTGTACCAGACTGGGTAATAACGATACCCATCACGGTCTTATCGTACGCGTCAGCCAACCATTCAGCATCACCTTCAGTAAGACCTACAACACGCCACTGGTTACCGTCCCATACATAAAACTGATCCAGCGTGGTGTCATACACAATCAAACCTTCATCGTCGGAGTTCAAAGAACTACCTAATGCTATTCTAACTGATGACAGTACAGGATGCAGCTTAGCATTTAGCAACTGGTTTCTTACCAGATCTATGTCATGCAAATATGCTTTAGATGTAGGCTGTCCTGTAGGCATTAGCTTAAGTAGGCTTTACCGGCTACCGGCTGGTTAAAGTATAACTTGATCTGGTTGTTGTTTACCACCTCAACGATACCTTCGATGTCATTACCATCAAGATCTTCAATGGTCACGTTAGGTACCAATCCCATGTTGTGGTCTATCACCCACATTGTCTCAGGGTTTACCTGAGTATACATGAACGAGCTGTTCTGGTTGATAGTAATAGCGGGGTTAAGATTGATTCTAGTAATACAACCACTAGAGTTTACCTCGATTATGTTCTGGTTACCGTTCGCGTAGCTGTAACCCACACCAATAGACTGTGGACCACGATCGGAAATTCTTGTAGTATACCCTGGACCCCAAGCGTTTGTACTTGGATCATAGAGCACCAGGCTATCGTGTCTGTATTCTACAGGTAACCAGGTTGTATTAATGTTCGATTGCATCAACGCATCTTCATCCTCGTTAGACTGCCAGTCTACCAGTTCTTTTCTCATGTAGGTAAGATCAGCGTCCAGTTCGGCTTTACATGAAGAAATACCGTAGCGAAGCTTACGGTATGTCCTCTCTACTAAAAGAGCAAAGTTCTTATAGTGTTTAACCTTGTGAGGTAGAAGATTTCTCATTATTCAGACTAGCGTTAATGTTGATGAGTTGTATGTTCCTAGCCGCGTTCAGTTGTTGTTCATAACTCACAATACATGAGCTACATACTTTTCTACCATCTGAAGCAGTTCTGTCTTGACAACCACAAGTAATTTGACTTCCGCAGTTTGTACAGATTCTCATATGATGTTGGTTTTAAGCGACTTAACAATGACCAGCAGGACTCAGTTTGTTCAGACGTTTCTGAGCGTACAGTAAGAGTTCCATACCGGCTTCAGGTTCGTGAGAGTACTCTACTTTAGCCTTGGCTGCATCAATAAAACTTCTGATCAGACGCAGCTCATTAAGCTTGTCTTTGATCTCCGGCTCAGGTTCACATCCTGACATCTCAAGCTGAGATAACAGGTTAAAGTACTTGTTCATGGTTTGAACAGTACGGAGGTGATTGTACTCTACAAATACCTTTTCATGGGGAGATACTGAGTAGCGGATTGTGTAGATACCATCTGGGATCGGCATCACCTGTTCTCCACAACCATGTCTTTGTAAACCCAGGGTACAACCGCTGAGTACATAGTTGAAACGAGGAACAGCTTCGATTACAACAGGAAGGTTGAAACCGGGAGCTATGATTCTGAGCGTAGCATTACCAATAGGTAAGTCGTCTGCATACAGACTGGTGTCCGTAACACGGAGCACCTTGACGTTATTGGTCTCAGGCAGCTCTAAACTTAACTGGTGTTTGCTAGCCATAGGGTATAAACTTTGTAGATTTACTGAGGAAAACTGTAGAGGTTCTCAATAATAATATACCGAATTTTTCGGAGTTCTCCAAAAACAAAAAGGGAGCGGACAGATGTCCAACTCCCTTCTATGATGAGTAGTCGTGTACTCTTGATTACAGGCTTTCCAGAGCGATATCGTTACCGGCTGCAGCAGCGCTAGATACGATAAAGCTGGTCAGAGCTGTAGTTGTTGTACCGGCAGGTACGTGTACCACCAACAGGTACTGATCGTTGTCGAAAGTGCTTGTTGGGTTGTACAGACGAGGCACGTTGTGAAGAATCATAACGCGATCGTACAGACCGTCGCGGTCTACGGTAGCCAAAGCTGGGTCAGCTTCGATTTCACGCTTACGCAGATCGTCAACACGGCTGCTGTCTGGGTAATGGTTCTGCAGGTAGCGACCATCCAGGATCAGTTCACGGAGAACAGTCTCACCAACACCGTTGGCTTGGATAGGAGCTTGAGCTTCGCTGATAGTGAAACAAGAAGCAGCAGCACAAGGATCACCAGACTCGTCAACTACAGAAGCGTAGATGAACAGAGGCTCCAGGTCATACTTGTCAGTTACTGTGAAAGTACAGTTACCGAACTTAGTATCCATGTAAGCAGCGATGATGTCCATATGGCTGTTTACGCTACCTAAGCTGGCTGTAGCAGCGCTATAAGTAGCTGAACTTACTACGTCGAAGATACCGGCGTTTACGTTTGCAGAAGCTGTAGCAGCTTTACTCAACACTACGTTGGCAAAACCAGTAGAAGCAGAGTCATCAGCACCTACGCTTACTACTACTGTGTTAGCTGGAATACCAGCAGCAACTACTTTGTCACCTGCAGTAAACTTGGTACGGTCAGCGTTTGCTACAACGATAGTAGCAGAACCTGAAGTTGGGTCGATAGCTACGCTAGCGTGAGCTTCTTTCCATACTTTAGCCTGTACGAAATCTTTCAACAGAGGAGCTTCGTTGATCTGATCAGCCCACTTCAACAGTACTACTGTATGATCTACAGCAGAGTTGCTAGCATCGCAGCAACCAGTGTAGGCATCCAGAGTCTTGTACAGCTGGTGGTTCAAGAAACGAAGGGCAGGAGAACCTTTAACGTCAAGACGCAGACGGATAGTTGTGTCACAGCTTACACCGGCACAAGCAGCACCCTGGATCGTAACGATCTGGTTCTGAGGAGTCTTAGCTGATACTTTGATCAGACGACTGATATACTTAGGGTTGATCACCTTTGACTTTACAGACTCTTTGTAACCACCGTGAACGGGGCCAATCTTGTCTGAAGCAAAGTAAGAACCCTGAGCCAGGATGAAAGGAGCAGCTTGAGCTGATACAGACTGGAAAGTCTTCGCATCGAAGAAACCAATCTCACCTGCTGTCAAGTCAGCCGTAGATCCTGAGCTAGCGAGTGCAACGGCACCACCGTCCACTACTGGAAGAAAGCTCTTCCTAAACGCATTGGGAAAATACATGGGGTTTTGGATTTGGGTTATAAAAAAAACAGTTAGCTTAAAAACATCAGTTTATACTTGGTTGACGCTATCAGACTCTTTACTTCATCTAGCTGATTGGTAACTTCTGAAAAAGGCATCAACTTCTGTAACTCAGTGGTTTTGTTGTACAAGTCTCTCATGTGAGCGAGAGCATCCTGTACAGTATCACACTTCATAGAGACACTGGGAAACTCTAGAAGTTTTTCTCTGGCTCCTTGGTACTGTTCTACTACCGCGTCAATAATATCTGGCATTCCACCGTAAAACTCGTTGAGCGCTTTGTGGGCAGCATAGCTACCGGCTCCGGTAATCTTTAAGTGAAGCTTGTGTACAGATGTACTCAGCTCCATAAGTTCCGCTGCCAGTTGAGCAGTTTCAGCACAAGGTCCCATCATTTGAGGTTGTGGTCTAGCTATTTTAGTCAAAGCCATGGTTAACTATTTTTCTGTACCTCTTGACTTTCTCTTTGGTACTGATTCATACTCTCGATGTCTCCGGCCAGAATAGCTGCAGCTTGATCTACAATGATCTCAGCCACATCGTCTTTGAACTCACATTCCTGGTTAACTTTAAAAGCTTGTCCATTGGCTGGGTTCACACAACCTTGAAACTGAATAGGCTTTGGTAGCCTGTAATAAGTCAAGATCATATCGGTGATCTTAAACTCACCGTTTGTATAGACCTTTAGTGTATCACCAGCCAACGTACTTAAGGTTTCAGCCCACTCGAAGCTGGGACCCTTGGTGTCAGATGTCAGTAAAACACCCATGTTGGCCTCTTCGGCCTGATACACAGTCATCTTACGTTTACCAGGACAACAATCGTTGGTAGCCATGGCGTCTACGCGTACATAGTACAAGTAGTCATCTGGCAGCTTACTATCAAAGAACAGTTTCTTATCTGCAGGTTTCAGTTCCTTAGAAACAATCAGTTTCTGAAGATCATCAACCAATCCGGTAGAAATTTCTGAACCTTCCCTCCTAGTGTTAAGTCCGTAGACTTGTCTACGTACCCACTCCAGCTGAGCTTTGTTTACCGCTTCCTGAATCATCCAACATTCGAGGTTATCGAAGTCAAACGAAGCCAGTTTGTTTAAACGCTGCTTGATTTTTATCTGTAAGAGGTTGTTGTTCATAGGTTATATAAGGTCCGTCCTGAGCGCCCTGGTCTACGGGAAGGGGGACGGACATGTTTTACACGTTCCAGTACTTTTCACACTTCTTTGTCAAGTCAATCAGTACCTCTTCATTCAATGGATTCTTCAGGTATTCAGCTACATCTGAAGGTGTTCTACCCATCATAGATCCGGTCTGCATGTGGTAAATGAAACCGTCAGCTTTGGTAGAGATAAACTTGTAAAACGTAGAGTCTTTTACCAGCGCTCTGATCTTCAAGGTTTCCATGTCGAGATTTGCAATCTCCATGAATCTTGTAGCGGTTTTACGCTTATCTTTTTCAATCAGTTCACCATCGATATACTTATCCATGTTGTCATAGATAATATCGTTCGGTGTACTTTTCTTGTACTGAGCAGAGTTAGGATCCAGTACTTTAGCCACATAGAACAACTTATTAGTGTTCTTGTCATACAGCTTCTGAAGTTCAGCAGCAGCCTTGTTACGCAGTTTTTTCACTTCTGTCTTGATAGACGCTGTTTCTTCCTGCTTATCTAAAAAGAACTTAGGCGGCACAGGTTGACGGCGAGCTTCTTCTAAGGACTTAGCCACAATTGAGAAACCACCGGCTTCAATCGCGTACAGTCTGATCAGATCGTATGGGTCCTTGTCAGGCTCCAGGTAAACGGCTTCGTTACCGCATCTGATCTTGATCTTATCCCAAAACTCTCCGTTATCAGGACGCAACAGTTTTACTTTGTTCCAGAAGTCAGAGTCATTCGGATTGATCACGTTAGCAGCCAACTCGCTTTCAAGTTGAGCTACAAGGTGGCGAATCTGCTTGATCTTAGCTTCTTGCTCTTCAGCCGGTAACGTTTTTACTTCAGGAGCAAACTCGTTAAGACCTGTTACGTATCTTTTGATACCGTTGATCTCTAAGCAAGCAATCGATTCTTCATGGAACGCTCCGTCAAAAAGACTTAAGCCATACTTCTGTAATCCCATGTTATCCACCATCGGATCAAAGAACGGTCTAATTGCTACAGTACTGCGCTTGTTTTGCGGGTACTTTTCTACGATTGTTACACTACTCATTGTTTGGTTTTTTGGTTTTTAACTTATCCGGTATTTCCGGATAACTGACCTGGTGAAGAGTTACGAACTCTTTTCGACGCATCCACCAGGTTGATGCTACCAGCGGTAGCAAGCTCCTTTCCGGGTCATGACTCCCATACTCATCTGGTCGGTTCCAGACCGGTTACTAACCGGGAGGGGGAAGAGTATAAAGACCCGGGCGCTGTTCTGATGGGAAGCAACCCGGGTACAGTTACAACTTAGAATGATCCACCAGTTACAGGGTTTCTCATCACGATCTTCAACACCTTAGTTGGGTCTTTAACCCAGATAGCAGGCATTGTCTGGCTCATGAACACACGGTAACCGTTGAAGTTTCCAGAAGACTGGAAGCCTTGTGTACGACCCATGTAGTCCATTGTACCGTTCTGATAGAACCACTTCAATTGGTTATCCCAACTTAACTTCAACAAGAAGATGTTGTCGTTAGTGTTATCAGTGATATCGAAGATGATGAAGTTGTAGCTAGACAGAGGGAAACCGTCGATGATTGGGTTCTCAATGTCGTTAGTGTGGATGTTGTCGAACGCTGGGTTCAGAACGAACTTCACGTTAGCCAAGAACGGAATTACATACTGAGTGTATGCGAAACCGAAGTTCAGATCCATTCCTTTACCAGTGATCGCACCAACTTCAGAAGCGTTGATCACCATACCGCTATTGATAGCTTCACGCTTAATAGCTTCGTTAACCAGCTTCATACCACCGAGACCGGTTTGTACAATCAGCTGACGCTTAGGATCTGGACCCTGGAACTCAACCTTACCGTTGAAGAAGTTGAAGATTTCACTCTTGAACAGATCCAGGTTGAAAGAACCTTTGTTGTAGATACGCTTGAAAGAGTTGTCAAGCTGCTTCCACAAACCTACAGACAGACGGATATCATCCGGACCATCTTGCTTCACGCGACCACCCTGACCCCACATCAAGTAGGTTTCAATGTCGTTCGCGATCTTAGTTAAGTGAGCAGCTTCCAGGGTAGTCAAGAACGTACGAGTCAGCTGACCAGACTGGTAAGCCTTCTTCACGTAGTCTGCACCCATCTTGGCAGCCATTGTCTCCAGGTTAGTGATAGAAGGATCTTTCAGAGCCTCGCTATCGAAGTTTCTCCAGAGTTCAATTACCGGTACAGTACCGTCAGCTTTCATACCACCCTTCATCATCAAGTCAGCGCGAGATGAGATTGAGTAGTGTACGTGAGCTTCAGCACCACCTACGTAGTTGTAGAACTCACGGAAACCAGCAGATACCTGACCGATATCAGAGAAACGCTCACCGTATTCACCACGGGCAGAACCCTTACGGAATACTTTGGTACCGATCTTCAGATACTTGTTGTCCAGGAATTTGGTGCTGTCGTTGTTCACCAGTTGCACAGTGTAGATGAAACCGTCACCAGCAGGGATGATATCATCCTGTGTGATGTACATTTCCACACCGTTGTACTTGTCGTAGGTGATGATATCACCGTTACCGAAAGTACGTTTGTTAAGTTTGATCTTGAAGGTCTGACCATCAATACCTTTAGCGGTATTAGCTGGTTCGATGTCTTCAACGATGTATGGAAGATCCTGCGCTACAGGGATCTGCCACTTGTACTCTCCACGAGCGTTATCTACATTGATAACATTCTTACCTCCGAAGCTGGACATCTGGTACAAAGGCATCTCTACCTTTTGCGCCATAGCCCACAAGTCTACTGGACCGAGGTCAGTAGGCTCTGCGCTCTTCAGAAGGTTTGACAGGTGGTACGAGTCTACGTGTGAGCTAGTTGTGTAGCTGTTGTCACGCAGGAATATACCATTGTTCAAAACAGGGGTTGGCATAGGGCTTTTGGATTAGGGGTTAAAAAAGAATATTGGACTATCGTCTAAATATGTTTTGAGGTCTAGTGATCTTACGAGGTTTTGCGTCCTCATCGTCCTGGTAGCTAGAACCACTCTTACGAGCCTGTTCTGTCTTCAGAAGTCTTACTGTTTGCTCGACTTTCTGGTTGCCACCTTGTTTCTTGAGTTCCGAACGGTAACCGTCGGGATCAGAAAGTAACCAAAGTGCTTCCGCGATCAGAGGATAGTTAGGGTCTACGAACTGATACTTTTCAAGGAGGTGTCCCAGAAGGTTGGTTGGACGACCACTGATTGATGGATACTGAGGTTGTGTGAGTCCTGTATAGAGCTGAGCCTGTACTCGTTTGTCCAACTTAATACCGTTGATCTCGGCCGGACGAAGCGCTTCAAACACATTTTGCATGTACGCTTGAGCAGCTTGTTCCTGTTGTTCTCTACGAGCTTCCTGTTCAGCCAGCTGAGACTGTACAATCTCTTCTTGCATCTGGTCCAGCTTTGGCTTAAACTGTTTGGCTTTCTTTTCCAGTACACCAAGGTCTTTCCAGGTTGTCAGTTCTTCTTCGATCTCTTCTTCTGTACCAAAGTTGGTAGCTTGTAAGTAAGATCTTACGATACCTTCCTGGTCACCTTCATTAGCCGGATCCAGAGAACGAACTTGTTCTACTTGAGCCAGCGCTTGAAACAGACCTTTCAGATCCTGACCACCGTCCATTACATACTTGGCGGCGTACTGTAACTCTTCAGGCAGACTTTCAAAAAACTCTTTCGGAGTCTTGGAAGCGACTTCTTGTTTGATGTTATCAATGTTCGCTTGCCACAGATCTTCGATATCTTTCTCTCCGAGACCACCGAGGTACTCATCGAGGGTTTGTTTTTCTTCATCGTAATCGTCAAAAGCAAACATCTCTTTTGACTCAATACGTTTTTTCAAGAACTCTACAAGACCAGACTTATCTGTCTTAGGACGACCGCCTTTCTTTTTAGAAGGATCTTCTAACTCCTCTTCTTCGTTTTCATTGGCCGGTTTCAAATCCTCGTCTAAACTTTTCAGGGTATCTTTCACCGTTTCACGGGAAACCTGACCTTCCTTGTCTTTGTTTGCGTCAGGGTTTTCTGGATCCTCGGTGTTCTCTTCATCTAAGAAACTAACATCCACAGGCTTAGCAGAAAAAATACTAGGTTTAGCCGGTTGTTCTTTTTTGTCATCAGCGGTCGGGGTAACGATGCTTTCGGCTCCGGGTGCTCCGGCAAAAAGTGTGTCGATATCCACGTCCACTGTCTGTACAGTAGTTTGGTTTTCCATAGGTTAGATTGGTTTTTGGTGTAGGAACCTCTACACTTATAATATACAACTTTAAACCAGAAAGATTTAGAGTTCTACAACATGAGCCACCTGAAGTATGGATAATAGAGCTATAACCAGAAAAAATTATTTCTTACGAGAGATCTTTTCACCCGGTACAGGGTTTTTAAGCTTCATCTCTTCAATTTCTTTCATGGTCTGAAGCTTTTTTTCTTCTAACTGGAGCTTTCTATTACCCTGGTCGCGTCTGGTAAGTTCGGTTTCGCGCTGCAGGTTCATCTGGTCCTGGTAACGTTGTTCGTTACGAATACCTTCCAATACGTCTTGGAAGTCAGACTGCTTGTTCTGGTTGATATCTTCCATAGATCCGTAACCGGCAGCTCTGATCTCGGCAACAGTGATGTCCTTCTGGATCATCTTATCGTCACGTTCAGCCTGAGCTTGGATATCCATCTGCTTCTGACGTTCCTGAGCAGCCAGCATCTCTTCTTGCATTTGACGCTGTTGATCCAGTTCAGCCTGGCGCTGAGCATTGGTCTTCTCTTCAGCTTGCTTCAGTACACCAGTCAGTTCAGCGATAGACTCTGACTTGATAATGTTACCCAGGTCATAAATGGACGCACCGGCCGTGTTGTTTGTAAGAGCCAGTTGTTTTAACTGCTCCATAACGGCTCTGGTATTGGTCTTGGTTGTACAGAAGATATTGAGGTCTCTGAGCAACAGATCCGTACCGTTCATCTGGAAGTTGACCTTCTCGTCGTTTCCGGTAATGTACTGTAAACGAATAGACGGCTTCTTAGAGTGATAATACTGAGCCAGGTCAGTACGCATTTCGTGTACACGCGGCATCAGGTTATCAGAGTGCTGAATGAAGTATTGTTCCGTCTGAGCGTAAGAAGCAGCCTGAGCTACTTCAATCTTCTTTGCACTGTCCTCTACAGACAGCTGCTGACCCATACGTTGTGGGTTCAGACCAATTACCTCAAACGCCTGGTTCTTGAAATACGTAGCCAGCTGAATACGAGAAAGCAGACGATTGGTCTGTTCCAAGTTAAGCACCTGGTAGTGTTGGAAGTTCAGTGCGTTTTCTGTGTTGGTAATGGTTGTATCCAGAGGTAACATCTGGAAGTTCTTCATGGCCACGTAGGCTTTAGCCAGATTATTTTTACCCCAGTCTTCTCCCAAGGAGTGACGTGGCAAAGAGTTCTGGTCTAAAAGAATAACCGTACCGAGTTCATCCACTAAGATGTCGGCAATCTGGTTGTTCACAATGTTATAACCTACCTGGAATGGCTTCATCAGGTCTACCAGTGAAATACTGCGGGTGTTACGATCACCAAATACAGCACCTTCCACTGGAAGCTTGCAGCCATAAAGAGTACTATCTCCTTTAAACTGGAAAGGAATACGTCCGGGTTTACCGCCGTTAAGACCGAGATAGATAGGATTAAGACCACCTGGGTTATTCATACCCCAGAAAGCCGGACGATTTGGTCCGATCTTAATACCACCCCATACCTCGTTGATCCAGATCCAGTCAATATGTTCGCCAAAGATTAAGTTGTCTTTGGTCTTTTGTTTGTAAACAGTTGTGTTGTACAGAGGCTTGTCTGTAATACGGTAGTTTTCATCCACGATATCCTGGATAATCTCACCTTCTCTACCGATCTTGGTTAAGTGACCTACCTTACGCTGGCTCTTCCAGTATACTGTTGTTACACGCAGCATGTGGGTCTTACCAAAGTCAATGGTATCTTCTGAATCAGACAGGATCCATTCTACAATGTCACCGGTACCAAACTTAGCGTCGTACACAGAAGTAAACTGTCTGTACGCTAAAGATGGCATCTGGGTATTCCACTCGTGTGATCTTGTAGGATCATAGTAGCTACCGTCGTTCTGATAACCCTGAAGCGCGTAACCGGCAGAACGTACCGGGAAAATAGCTTCCAACGCTTCCAGCTGCTCTTGAGTCATCATCCATCCAAACTTGTCGATGATGTCAGAAACAGTCATAAGGTCAATCTTACCAACCCAGTTACCCTGGGAAATGTATCTTGTGTCGGGGGATTTGTGATAGAAAGTAAGCAGCGGGTTCCAGAGTTCCAGTTCGTAGTCGTCTTCCATCATACGGAAGTGCCAGAACTCACGGTCAGTAATCAACATGTCGCGGAATGCACGCTCTTCCAGCTCTTGCATTTTAAAGCGCTCATCGTCCACACTCATCTGGTGGGTAGCCCACTCTTCGATCATAGAACGGTAGTCTTTCCTGAAAAACTCCTCAATCTGAGGTAGCTTTTGAAGATTCTCCGGAGCCATGGCTTGTTGAGCTTCTTCACTATCCAGCTCAATACCCATGTTCAACATCTCTACAATCTGTTTTTGGCGAGCGTCCTGTAACAGGACCTGCTCGATCATAGAGCGTTTTTCTTCAAGCATTTCGTTGTAAGACATGTCGTCGACAGCCTTGAACATGATACGAGATGAGCGCTTGGCAAACTCGTTACATAACACATTAACAACGTTAGGAATGATCGGATAAAACTTGAGTTCCAACGCTGATTGATCTTCTTTGGTAAGAACATCTATCAGATCCGCCATCTCGTTGTTTTCTTCTACGATATAGTCAGACTTATCAATAATACCTTTGGCCAGCTTATAGTTTTTCATCAACCTGCGCGCATTACGACGCAGTTGCTTCATACCTTGAAACTCTAACCAATCCAGGTTCCACGCTCTCCACTCCTCATCCTTCTCCTTTTCAGGAAGGAACTGGATAGGCTGGACAAGCGTACCCATCTTATTATAGTCGGCTTTCTTACCGGCTTTTAAGTCCAGAGCGTTATAAATCTGCATTGATAATCAGTTAGTTAGTAGTAAGTAAAGTAGTGTTAGCAGAACCACCAGTAATCTGAAAAGTACCTCCACCGACGTTAGGTGTTGCGTACCAATAAGGATTATTCCAGGGTTGTGTAGGATACGATGGAAAAGGTTCTACAACAATGTTTTCTTCAGGAGTTTCGTCCTTTAAAAGCAGTAGCGCTTCGTCTAAAGAAATCTGATCAGCTTTGATCAAACGAGATAGGATCTCGATCTTACGAGCGTGAAGGGGTTTATTTTCCATAGGTTAGCGAATGTTTTTAAAAGGACTCTTGGAGATCTTCATACCGGAAAACCCGGAACCGGAGCTTCCAAGATGTCTAAAGGGGCTCACTATCAATTTACTAAATTTTTTGGAGTTATCCAAGTTTTCCTGGCTAACCTCTACACGTTTAACGTAACCACGGTTAGACTCTTGGATCTTGGCAAACGCGATCAGCGCGCAAAACGCAACCAGTCTATCGACGTTGACACCGTCCCGGTAAGCAGCCATCTCCTTTAGAAGCATGGGATCCGGTATACGCACAACTCCGTAGATGGTGTTGAGGATCGTACCGTCTTCCTTGGTCTCAACATCTAACTCTTCTTTGATGAACTCTACACCGTACGATAAGAGGTTACCCTTAAAGATGGTACCGACGTTCTTCCACCCGTATTCTTGGAATACGTTACGGTTGGCCCCAAGGTCTTTTAGGAACTGGATCATGTCTTTTGGTACCAGGTATTTCTGTTTCTTCCGGGAAATCATGTACTGGATAAACAGCGCCACGTTGTTTTCGACAATCGTCCACGCGTTGTACCATTCGATCAGTAACTCCAGACGCTCGTGGGTCTTGTTGATGTCATCAAAACGACCACACCAGCTGGCTACGATTTTACCTTGTTCGATGTTGTTGGATACTTTACCGTCACCACCGTCCTTAATGACTTCTACAGGGTTCTTATAGATGTATATGGCACAAAGTGAATCTGAGGTTGTTGTCTTACCCTCTCCCACCGGATCGACGGATCCGTAGTACATACCGAAAGTTGGGTTAGCTACCGGCCGTTCGTAGATACAGATCACACCTTCTTTATCCTGGAGCTTCTTGGATACAGGAAACTCCATGATCGGAGTCTTTCTGGATGGCTTATCCTTGATCTTACCGTCAGCATCCCTGTACAAATCAAGGTATTCTACAGGGTATTGTTTATCCTGGATACGCTGCATCTGCTTAGCAACCAGGTGTGGCGGGAAGACAGATTCTTTTCTGGTCGCGAACGCCTCTTCGATGTTTGTAGGTTTCTGAGAAATACGAAGCTGGTACTGTTCCGGAGACAAGTCTTTCTCCCACTGCAGACGTTCTTTCTTAATGGCTTCTAAAGCTTCTTTTACCAGAGAGTTACCATGCTCGTCTATGTACGGAGGCATGGACCATTGTTCCGGGATAAAGAGACCGGTCATACCGATCGTACCCTCTTTGTCGATCAAACAACTGGCTACCGGATAGATATCGTTGGCTTCCGGTCTAAGGATCATTTCTTTCAACGGCTCACACTGATCCAGGTCACCCACAGATCCGGCCGCGATGAACATACCTGTTGTCACCATACCAGACTGCATCGCAGGACGCATGTACTCGTAGGTCATATCCATCTTGGGAGCAATACCTGCTTCCTCGTGGAAGAAGTAAGTACAGGGACCACCGACACCATTGGTAGGGTCTTTCTCAAAAGACGTACCGGTGATGATCGATTTGTTACCCTTGTAGGTATCACGGCCGCTTATACGGACCTTAATACGCTGCTGCCAAGAGAATACCTTATCCGGATCAGACGGTCTGTACCAGGCTGTATGTTCGTTCAGGAACGTACGGTACTCGGTCAACATACGCCAGGTACCCTTTTCAGAAATGTAGTCTTTCAGTGACGCACCCATCTTGAGTACAGCACCATCTTCGAAGACCCACATGTTGATCAGCTTGGCTGCGTGGAAATAAGATGACGCGATCTGACGTTTCTTAAGAATAGCAGAGTGTTTGTAGTGGAGTTCTGCTAACAGTTCATATAGAGCCATGTGGTACTGAGCGTCACGGACTTTCGCAAAGTCAAAACGCTTTTCTTCCTTGTCGTAGATCGGCAAGAAGTTAAGCCACATGTAATAATCTCGGGTGAGATACCAGGTACCGGTGTCGTCTTTGTAGATTACACCTCTTCGACACTTAGCTTTCTGATCATCCCAGTAATGGATGAAGTCTTTGGTCTTTACGGGTGCAGCACAGTAAAAACCCTGCTTCTGGAACTTACGTCCTTCAGCGTTAAAAAGCTTGGCAGTTTCGTTAAAGTCGTACAGACCTGGTTCTTTGAAACAGGAAAGCACAAAATCCCGGTATTCTTCCCGGGAATAAAAAGTGGTTACGGTCCATTGACCGTTATCATAGGTAGGGACTTCGATGTACATGTTACTGGATTTTCTCCAGGAACTTCGGGTCGCCAGCAACTTTCTTTACCAGTTCAACCAGTGTTTCCATACTAGAAGAACGAATGATATCTGGATGAGTCATGTCATTCCAGTATTCTTTATAACACTCACGGGGTATAGCAGCCCATGTACTTGTAAAGATGTTGTAGTGGAATACCCAGTCATGTAGACTAGCATTGTTGTAATCAGGTTCCTGGTGTTTTTCTTTCGTATTCATAGGTTATTATTGATCGTAAGCAAGATTCTGTCCACCGCGCACCTGGCTAGCTTGTTCTTCTTCCAGGTCTCTCAGTGTTCCTTTAAATGATTGTCTGATCTGTTCGAACTTAGCTGCAGCGTTCACAAGCGCTGTGATGTTACCATCTCTACCATGTTCGATGTCGGTAGTTTCCATGTACTTAGCCAGACGGTCAAGCATGCTCTTCATACCGATATACGCCCGGTACGTTGGTGTCTCGTACATCTTCTTACACATCTTTATTGCTCGATCGATCACGTCATCGTCCAACGAAAAGTCACCACCGATCTGTTGAATAATCAGTTCCTGCTTTTCATCTTCTGGTACATCGAAAAAAGGGTTAAGGTCCGGGTTTGGACAGGTCATGTAAAACAGGTACTTGTATATCTCCAGATAATCTTCCGGATAAGTATCCATCACATCCTTTAAAAACTTCAGAGCGTAACAATGTTCTGAAGGAACAACCTGTCCGTTCTGTATATCAAATAGTCTTACCATGTTTCTTCATTTTACGTCTGTTGCGTTTAGGTTTCTTCTTGTTAAAGAAAGAACCTACTGCTTTTTGTATCTCGTCTATTGTAAGTGCTTTGTAACTAACCTTAGTACCACCAACATGCTTTAATTGTTGCCACAAACCTTGACCCATGTGTTTCTTAGCTTCTTCTTCAAGAACTTTTTGAAACATCAGCATGCCTGTTTTATTGGTTACAATACTTACACTCCTTTCTGTACTCATGACTTAGGCTTTAACTTGTGACGGTTGTCTTCTAACCAGTGCAGTAAGCTGATTACTTCAGCTTTCAAATAAGGTAAGTCATACTGCACTACATCCTTTACGATAGGATCACCGTTGCTGTCCAACGCGGTTATCGGATTACCATACTTATCCTTATCAACCTCTTCAAACATAATATGATGAATAGTCAACGTACCAGGTTTCAAACGAGGGTTGTGTTTGAGGATCATAAACATGTAAAGACTAAGCTGTAAAGCATAGTGCATCAGGTGACAGTCATCCAAATGACTTACCGGTGCCAGCATCTTCTGTTTAACACCGTCCCAACTAGTATATCCTTCAGTCTTGATCTCTTTGTTGGTCTTGTAGTCGGTAATGTGCACTACACCGTCAACTACTTCTACCAAATCAGACTGACCACAAAGACCGGCAGACTTCAGATATACCATGTGTTCAGGGTAGACACCTTCATGGAGTTTCTGCTCCGGAGAATACTTGATACCTTCAATTTCTACAGGTCTCATTACCGGTACAGTTTTACCATGTCTTTCCATATGCTCAAAAGAGCAGATATCAGACTCTCTGCAGTTGTGGTACCAGGTACCAAGCGTGGTAGCGCGGTTAGCTTCTGCTTTCCAGGCTTCTTTGATAGCATCTGGTGTCATTCCGTACCACTTAGACTTCTTGTTTTTAGAAGACTTCTGTGCTATCTTATCGGCATCAAAAGGTTGTTTAAAGTTGGAGATGAAACTCGTAACTGATAACCACTCCTTAGCGTCTTCTGCTTTGAGACTGGTGTACTTGTGGTCGTGTGGTGTGAATCTTAGAATCATAGGTGTTATATCCAATAGGGTTAGCGGATCGAGAATTAATTTGTTCCAGTATCTCACGAGGACTATGAAAGGTTTCATAGAACCGGCCGGAGTATTTGTCGAATATGATTGAGCGCTTCTTAGCGAGGGTGTTCTTTGATGTTACCACTTCTTCTACAGAAGTAATAGCGTCTTTTCTAAACCACTTGGTTACTTTGATCTGTTTAACCAGTACGCTCTTTTTTTCAGGATAAACCTCACCACCTTCGAGTGTGGACATTACAAGTTTATCCTTGTAGACTGAATGAACCACTTTTATTTCTACAGTTTCAGATGGTGTCATAATCCAAGCTTCTCGTTCAATTTGTCTTCTTCTTCTTGACTTAGTTCTGCGTGCCAATGTCCAGCCTCACAAGCAGCTGATAAAGACCTGGTTTTGAAGTTGAGTGAACAACCACAGCCACCTTTTTCTAGGTTGCAACAGGGAGCAGTTCCAGGAACCATACAACCGGTACCGGTAGTATCGTACAAACCAGATGGACAGTTCTGACAGATACGCATCCTTTCTTGTGCGATCTGCTCAACATCTTCACGTTGGAAAATGCTGTTAGTGATACCTTCAAGTATCTGTCCCTTGTTTTTCCAGATCCTTATCACACTACTTGTCAGACTCATTGGTTAATCTATTATGGATTTTAATAAACTCAGCACGCTGTTTCTCTTCTTCTACAAGCTGCTTGATGTTACGCAGGTCAAACAGTGTTTCCGCCGTCTTAAACCTTGCTGTCATCTGCTGCAGTCCACGCTGTTTGTTCTTTTCTTCAAACTTCTCCAGCATCTCTATCTTCTCATCAATCTTCCAGTGCTTAATGGTAAAGTCACCGAGGTTGGTAAGATGAACGCGTGCATGCTTTAAACTAGACAGACTTTTTCTGACTTCCTGATAGTAGTAAGTCACAATGTCTTGAACCAGACTTTCGCTTAGTCCAAGATCATTCGCCGTCTCCGGAATCAGTTCCTTAGCCTTGAGCGGTTTCAAGCGCCAGGAATTTATAGTCCAGTAATATGTTACCAGAAGAAGTCACTTTCATATCCGGATGGACATAGATCTTCTTCTTGTTCTTACCTTGTTTTTTGATAAGACTCTTCTTTTCAAGTTTTGTCAAACAGTTACGCACTGACTGAGTCGAAGAAAAGATCTTCCTCTCAAATGCTTTGTTACAAAACTGTGTCAGTTCCTGCTCACCTTCCAGTGCAAGTAAGGTCAGACAGTTAAGATCGGCCTCACTCACCTGTATATCGAGCAGATAACAATGCGTAAGTACCTGGTACTTGACAATCTGCCAGGTACTCATACGTACGCGTTTATCTACTTGGTTTACTAGTGCCATTACAACTCCATTTTAAAAGACATATACTCTTCACCGGTATCGTTCCAGTTCTTGTGCAGAACGATGGTTTTAGCACCAAGGTTCTCAAAGATGTGCCAACTGGTACCTTTACGAGCTTCACCGGTCATTACTTCAAACCCTTCGTTGATAGCCCACTCTTTAGCTGCGAATACCAGTTCGTAGCCGAGACCTTTACCGCGATACTGGGGTAACACGGTAAAGGAATCTATGTGGACTACGTTATCACTTTGCCAGCTAAGAAGAATCTCAGCGACAGGTTCACCTTTTTCCTTAAACCAGATTCCCTGGAACTTCGGATTCTGTTGGAGCATGTACAGCTTGTACTTCTCATCCCAGCGAAGTTCTTTGGGGTGTTCTTTTTCAAACACAATGGTTTTCCGGTAATCAGGTAATTTGTGGTAAGCGATCATGCGTTCTTACTTTTTAAGTCCGCGTTTTTTAGGATTGGGAATCAAGATCTCATCACCTTCCTTAATACCTTCGTCAACTAATTCAGGATTAGCTTCCAGGTCTTCTTTAGTGACAGTATGAGGAATAGCTCCATCATATTCATCACCGGTAGGACGAGGATTAGTCATCTGAGCAATGAAGTTGAGCGCCTGAAGCTCTTCAGCTCTAGACTTAGCCAGCTGGGCGTTGAGACCTTGAAGCTCGACTTGTAAAGTCTTGACCTCAATCTGCTCTTTCAGTAAAGAAATGATTTCGTTTTTAGTAGGGACTTTCTCCTCTATCGGAGGTGTTTGTTCGTTTTGCATACGGTTGGTTTAAAGTTGAATACTACAGATCCGGTTCCTTATCATCTTTCTTAGGAAGCAAGGAACTCAAGTCGATCGGAGTCGGGTTAAAAAGCTTGAACAACGTGTCAAACTCTTTAAAGGAGGTATCAATAATGAATGTGTCGTTATTGTCGGTGAAGATGGTAGTACAGTCATACAACCGATCATCTTCATCATCAGAGGTCATTTTACACGCCTGGACAATACTCATGTGAAAGCTAAAGGGTAACCATTTACCTGGGTCTTCTATACCCATGGACTCTTCTCTGTCTGGGTCAAACGTGTGACAGTGCACTTTGCACGAGTGGATCATAGGACTATTGGTTTTGTTTTAGTCGCTTACGAGAGACATGGTACTCGTTATACTGAATGAACTTGCTACGATTGGTAGCTTTGATCATCTGAGTCCCCAGCGCTCTTTCAGCCATACCGTCTCGAACATCGATTACCGGTACATTTACTGGGTTACCGTACTTGTCTTCCGTTTGCAGATAATGACTCAACTGGTCATCCATCTGTACAACTCTGGGTTTTTTATTCATAGGTCTACATTAAAATATACGTAGAAAGTTTAAACTCTACAAATTTATCTGTAGAACTCTATAGTTCGTTGAGGATATTATGCACAGATGTGGGTAGTAAAAACAAAAAAGCCGGTCGGATATTTTACCAACCAGCTTTTGAAAATCAGAGCCGTAAGAAAGTTACTTACTGGTAGCTATCTCACGCTCCAGTTCCTTGATAACATCTGACGAAATTTCCATTACTTCTTTCTGATCAATGTAGTAAACGATCAGTTGCTGTCGAAAGTCAGCCAGTACTTTTATGAAAGGTTTGATTTCTTCTCGAAGCTCGTAAGTTACCTTTACAGGTATGGTTTCATACTGTGTACGAATAATGTACCGGTTGTCTTCTAGTTCTTGAAGAACCTCAGACAACACTTTTACTGAACAACCTTGTAACTTGTAACGAATTTGAGAAAAACGTAATGGTCCTTTGCGTAGATGCCATAGTACTACTGTACGCCACTTCTTACCAATGACGTGTGTACCGGTGTTGAATATATACGCGTTTACCATAGCTCGCAAAGTTGATTGCTTAGTACCTACTTCACCCATAAGTTGTAGATGTTTAATTTGTTCAGGTTAGCAGGTTACCAAGTATTCTACAAAATTCGAGTTATCTAAAACACGGTAGTTTTAAATGTAAAAAAGAGGTTACCAGGTTACCATATGGTAACTATGTTCCCGCTAGATGAATCGAACATCTACTACGAGGGCCAAAACCTCGTGCACTACCATTATGCAAAACGGGAAGATAAGGGTGAAGTACGGTATCGATCCGTCTCAACTGAGCCACAATCAGTCCGCCACACCTGCAGCGTCACTTCACAGAGCCTCCTACCGGAACCGACCCGGTAACTTCTGCTTACAAGGCAGTTGTTTTTCCAGTTTAACTAAAGAGGCTTGTATGTGGTACAGGTTGGTTACGATCCAACTCCCCAGGTTTTTCAGACCTGTGCTTCTACCAAGTTAGCTTCTGCACCAATTATAAGGACTTTGTCGGTACGTTCACACCCACACTAGGGGGAACCATAGCTGATCAGGCGTCCTTATAGCCTTAGAGGTGGGTGAGGAACTCGAAGCCTCGCATCCAGGTTTTGCAGACCCGCGCCTTACCATCTTGGCTAACCCACCATAAGTACCGTGTAAACACCCTAGAGGTAACACTCACGGTAACCCTCCTCTCAAACCGGAGGTAGTGTGATTCCGTCTAGCTGGTCTGACTCGAACAGACGACCTCGTGGTCCCAAACCACGCATTCTACCGGGCTGAACTACAGCTAGAAATAAAAAACCCTCAGATCTTTCGAGCTGAGGGTTCATGTATCTTTTAAAACCTATGTCAATCTTTCGGACACAGACATACACTACCCTCGCACTCTGGACAAGTGGGGAACTGGGTAAACTGTGTATGTTGGAACTTCTTCATGTTTGTCTAATATCACCGTTACGTTACTATGTAAGAGGCTTGACGGGATCTACAATACAAATATACAACTTTTTGTAGAACTACCAAAAAGTTTTTGCACGGGTGAGAGGATTTGAACCCCTGATCCTGGTTTTGGAGACCAGAGCTTTAGGCCAGACTAAGCTACACCCATGTATGTGTGGAAGATGAGTGAGTCGAACACCCCGAGTCCGAAGACACCTGATTTACAGTCAGGCCCGCTACCAACTACGGTATAATCTTCCATGAGCAGAGAGCAGTGGCCCTGATCCACACCCGGGTTGCACCCGAGCCAACGTCTTAGCAGGACGCGCCTACCCTGGTAGGTTTACTCTCTGTAAAGCGGAGAGCAGAGGACCCGACCCCCGTACCCGTGTTAGGGGTAGCCCAGTTTTCAAGGCTGGTCGCCACTCCAATGTAGCTGCTTTACTCTCCAAATAGAGGAGGTCCAAACAGATCTCTCTGGGCTGCAGGTTACCCGAGCAGCACTCCTCTTGTACCGGTGAGAGGGTATGATCCTCCAATCCTCAAAGGGCATCAGATTTTAAGTCTGACGTGTATTCCGTTTCCACCACACCGGCATCTGTACCCCTGACAACTTCGACGTTGCACTCCTTACGGAACTAGTTCCTAAGACTAGCGTGTCTGCTTTCCACCACAGGGGTATAAAAAAAAATCCCGACCAGCGTTAGCTAATCGGGATCGGTCTTATGACAACCTTTAGTCAGTTTACGACATACCTCACCCGATTGGTTTGTACAACCAATACAGACTGAGTGACGATGTAGTAGTAAACTTTCTCATTTGTTTTATAATGACCAGGACTGGGACAGGTGTTATCCGACTTAGTCGGTGGCCAGAACTGTTCCTGGTACTGTTAATACAAATATAGAACTTTTTCTGAGTTCTACAAAATATTTTTTTGTGGAGACCCTGGAACTCGAATCCAGCTGATGTCCAAGGTGCAAGCTTGGTGTCCACTCCTGGCAGACCCGGTCCCCGTGTATGTACTCTCGGGTGGTAACGATCCACCTACCCTCACAGTATCAGTGTGATGCTCTACCATTGAGCTACGAGAGTATAAGTTGACTCGGGTGGGGATGATCCACCGACCTTGTTGTTATGAGCAACCTGCTCTACCACTGAGCTACGAGTCAAAGTAAACAGAGGTTAGGACTCTTCCCTTTCACAGTGCAGGTGAATTAAGCATAGTGTACTTGCATCCTAACATGTTTGCGGTCTGTACGGGATTTGGACCCGTGATCTCTTCCGTGACAGGGAAGCGGGGACGACCAGACTCCCCTAACAGACCAAATAAGCTGGGTTACCAGGTAGGTGATGAGTCTACCTGTTCGGTCATCATCCATAACCCACCATGTACTCCCGAGCGGTGTCGATCCGCCTTTTTCTCCGTGAAAGGGAGATGTCCTAGCCAAACGTAGACGACGGGAGCAGATGAGCAGCACGTTGGGGTCGATCCAACTTCTCCGGTTTGGAAGACCGGCACATCAGCCCTAATGCTTGTGCTGCAGGTTAGTCTTTACTCAGCTAACTGACTGGTTCGGCTCATGCTCAAAGACTAAAAGTTCAAAACTGAGTTGCGGGGGTGGGTTACGATCCCACGACCTTCGGGTTATGAGCCCGACGAGCTACCGCTGCTCTACCCCACAATAAAAGCGGTTCCTCCAGGGTACGATCCTGGGACCTTCTCCTTAACAGGGAGTTGCTCTGCCAACTGAGCTAAGGAACCGAGTATACTTAGAAGGATTCCAACCTTCACCTTTAGTTTAGAAGACTAACGTGCTAAGCACTACACCATAAGTACATATTTGGAGGACCCGGGGTGAATCGAACACGCCATCCGAGAGTTCGTAGCTCCCAATCCTATCCATTGAACGACGGGTCCTGGTTATACCCGTCTTCGGTAATATGTA